GAGTCTTTCCGCTCTGTACGGCCTGGGAGTTGCGGCTTGACGCAAACAGGAGGCCAGCATGGCGAACACGGTCATGCCGAAGGCCGCAGGGCAACGGCAGCGACGCAACAAGAGCGTGACCAGCGCCAGCCTGGAAGCGGCGCCGGCTGCCAAGGCCACGCTCGAGGGTGACCACTGGCACCCGAACACCCTGCGATGGTGGGACATCATCTGGTCGTCGCCGATGGCGGCGGAGTGGGTGGATGCGGACCTCCCGTCGCTGTTCCGCCTCGCGCGTCTCGACGATCGGTTCTGGAAGACGGACGACGACGCGGCAGCCGTCCGCCTCGCTTCCGAGATCCGCCAGCAGCAGATGCAGTTCGGCCTGACTCCGATGTCACGCCGCCAGCTCCAGTGGGAGGTCAAGCGGGTGGAGGGCCCTGCCCGCCGCGACCCGGTGCCGCAGGCGACACCCACCGAGCGACGGTCGCGGCTCCACATCCTCGGGGAGAGCAGGGCCGGTTGAGCACCTACGTCGTCCCGCCCCTCGACGAGGAGCCGTGGCCCACGCTGGGGCCGCTCATCGCCGAGCACATGGAGCAGACCCTGGCCTATGGTCCCGGCGATCTGCTGGGCCAGCCGTTCAAGGTGGACGACGAGTTCGCCGCCATCCTCGACCGGGCCTACCAGGTCTATCCGAAGGACCATCCCCGAGCGGGTCGGCGTCGGTTCGACACCGTCGTCCTGATGCTGCCCAAGGGGACCGCGAAGTCGGAGCGCATGGCCGCGATCGCGGCGATGGAACTGGATCCCGACGCCCCGGTCCGTTGTGACGGCTGGCGGAAGGATGGCCGCGTCTGGGTCCCGGTGGGTCGGCCGGTCACCGACCCCTACGTCTACATCCTCGCATTCGCCAAGGAGCAGGCCGAGGACACGTCGTTCGAGGCCATGCGGCAGATGATCCTGCTGGGCCCCGGCCATGACCGCTTCGACGTGTGGGAGGAGCGCGTCGTCCGTCGGGGCGGGCACGGGCAGGCCGAGGCGCTGGCAACGGCCCCGGACAGCCGCGACGGCGGCAAGACGACGTTCCAGGGCAAGGAGGAAGGGCACCGCTGGGTCCTGCCGCGCCAGAAGGAAGCGCACCAGACGACCCGCGGCAACCTGTCCAAGCGTCCGCTCGCCCAGCCGTGGGAGATGCACGCGACCACGATGTACGCCCCCGGCGAGGGGTCGGTCGTCGAGGACCTGCACGAGACCGCCAAATCGCTGACGGGTGACGCGGCGCGCAGGTCGCGGATGTTCTTCTTCTACCGGTGGGCCGACCAGCGCATCAAGGTCCGGGACGAGGGCGGAGCGTGGGATATGGACGCGCTGCGCGACGCCATCCTCGACGCCCGTGGTCCGGTCACCGGTGCGTGGGCCGATACGGACAGCATCATCGAGCTCCAGTTCACCGGCGCTGGGGCAGACCCCGACTACGGCGAGCGCGTGTGGCTGAACCGGCCGCTCAAACGCAACCAGGTCGCGTTCGACGCGGAGCGCTGGAAGGCGCTCGGCACGGGCGTCTGCCCGGTGTCCAAGGCGCTCATCGTGCTCGGGTTCGACGGAGCCAAGTCGGGTGACCATTGCGCTCTCATCGCCGTGGACGTGGCATCGGGCGTCATGTGGCCGCTCGGCATCTGGGATCCCGCGACGTTCGCGTCCGAGGACGAGCTGCGCGAGGCGATCGACACCGCGGTCGCCGATGCCTTCGCCGACTACCGGGTGGTCCGCATGTACGTGGACCCGCCCTACTGGCGCGACGAGCTGGCGGCGTGGGCCGCGAAGTACGGCGACAAGGTCGTGCTCAAGTGGGAGACCTGGCGGAACCGGCCGATGGGCATGGCCTGCCGCAACTTCGGGACGGCCATCTCCTCCGGCCACGTCACGCACACGAACGACCCGGACCTGACCGCCCACATCGGGCGGGCGCACCGCCGGAAGCTCAACGACCGCGACGACAAGGGCGAACACCTCTGGTCGCTCCAGAAGGAGCGCGAGGGGTCGCCGCTCAAGATCGACGCCGCCGTCGCTGCTGTCCTCGCCTGGGAGGCCCGGACCGATGCGGTGGCCGGCGGAGCATTGGCCACCCCCTTCCGCTCCAACTACGAGACCGAGGGCCTGACGTTCAGCACGAGGACCCGATGAAGCCATCCCGCTCCGCGCGTCGGTTCCGCTCGCTGCTGCTGCTCCGCCTTCGCATCCGCCGCGCGCTGCGCAACCCGGTCGCCTGGCGCTCGCTGGGCGGCGACCTGTTCACCATCCTCGCCCTCGTCATGGTCGGTGTCGGGCTGGCGCTCGCGATCGGACCGGGCTGGGGGCTTGTCGCGGTCGGCGCCCTGCTGCTGCTGCTCACCCCCGTCGGGGTCGCATTCCGCATCCTCATCAGGGGGAAGTGACCCGTGGGACTGTTCGACAGCATGCTGAAGGGACTGGGCTACCCGAACCCCGGCTGGGCTCCGCCCGGTGGGATGGTGTCCGGTGACCTCATCACCCGCCAGACCATCACCGACGACACCGCGTTCACCGCGGACGGCTTCCTCGCCGGCATCCGTCTCATCGCCGAGGACATCTCGTCGCTGCCGCTCATCCTCTACCGGCGCCTCCAGCCGGGCAAGGAGCGCGCCACCGACCATCGCCTGTACGGGCTGCTGCACGACGCCCCGAACGCCGAGATGACCAGCATGGTCTTCCGCGAGACGGGCATCGGGCACCTCTACACCCGCGGCAACTGGTTCGCCGAGAAGGAGCTGAACAGCTACGGGCAGACCGTCGCCCTGTGGCCGCTCCGCCCCGACCGGATGACCGTGGAGCGCGACCCGCTCACCGACAAGCGCGTCTACAAGTACCGGCTCCCGAACGGCTCCGGCGTCGCCCTGCCCGCGCGCAACGTGTTCCACCTCCCCGGCTTCGGCTGGGACGGTCTGGTCGGCTTCAGCCGGATCCACCTCATGCGCCGCCAGCTGGAGCGCAGCCTGGCGACCGAGGAGTACGGCCTGCGGACCTACGCCAGCGGCGCCCGCCCCGGCGTCGTCATCAAGCATCCGGGGCAGCTGTCGAAGACCGCCCGGTCGCACATCGCCGATTCGTGGGATGCCGCGTACAGCGGCCTGACGAACGCCCAGCGGACCGCCGTGCTCGACGAGGGCATGGATATCTCCGACTTCGGGTTCAGCCCCGAGGACGCCCAGTTCATCGAGTCCGCCCGCTTCTCGCTGGAGCAGGTCGCCCGCGGCCTCCGCCTCGCCCCGTACAAGCTCAGCGACATGAGCCGGGCGACGTTCAACAACATCGAGGAGTCGAACATCGACCACTGGGTCGGTGCCCTCCGCGCCACGATGGTCCGCATCGAGCAGCAGCTCAACAAGGACGTGATCGCCGAGAACGGCCTGTTCTGCGAGCACCTGATGGACGCCGTGCTCCGGGGCAAGTACCTCGAGCGGATGCAGGGCAACCAGATCGCCATCCAGTCCGGGCAGCTGTCCCCCGACGAGGCCCGCGAGATGGACAACCGCAACCCCGTCCCCGGCGGTGCCGGGGCATCGTTCCAGTCGCCGCTCAACATGTCGCCGCTCGACATGCTCGCCGCCGCCGTCATGGCGCGCACCCAGCAGGGAGGTACCCAGCCGTGACCGATGTGCTGCGGAAGACGTTCGCGCCGCACGACCTCAAGCTCGACGAGTCGGGCCACATCGTCCTCGCGTTCGCCCAGCTGAACGTGGTGGACGCCGACCGGGACGTGAGCCTCCCCGGCTCCTTCCCTCAGAAGGCGGTGCCCATGTCCGCCTACGGCCACACCTCGTGGGACGGCGCGCTGCCGACCGGCAAGGGCTCCATCCGCGAGGCGGGTGAGTGGGCGGTGTTCGAGGGCGACTTCTTCATGGACACCGAGCAGGGCCGGAACACCTACAACACCGTCAAGGCGATGGGCGAGCTCCAGGAGTACAGCTACGGGCTGAAGCCCCTGAAGCACTCCTACGGCACCAAGGACGGCGTCAACGTCCGGTTCATCGAGCAACAGGACGTGTTCGAGGTCAGCCCCGTCCTGAAGGGCGCGGGCGTCTCGACCCACACCATGTCGATCAAGAGCGGCGGTCCGGGTCCGGACACGCCGTATGCCGAGCATGCCGCCTGGGTCCTGGGCGTCGTCAAGGCGTTCTCCGATCGGACGACCGACCGCGCCGAGTGGCGGGCCAAGGAGGGGCGCAACCTCTCCGAGGCGAACCGCGAAGCGCTGGACGAGATCGTCAAGGGCCTCGGCCTGTCGATGGATGAGCTGCGCACGCTGCTCGCCGAGACCCAGCCGCGCGACCACCTGAAGACCCAGATCGCGGTCCTCGTGGCGCAGGCCAAGGGCCTCGGCGTCCCCATCCCGGCCTAGTCCTCGGCGGGCAGGTCCCGCCACCGTCAACCCCGAACCCCCGAACCCGGCCCTTGTGCCGGGTTCTTCGTGTTGGAGAACACCCCCGATGGCTACCTCCGCGGTGCTCGGCACCGAGCTCGCCAACCTCCGCAAGCAGCACGGCGACTGGCTCGCCTCGTTCAAGAACGCCGACGGCGCCTATGACATGTCCGCCGAGCAGGTGGGCGAGTTCAACAAGCGCAACGACGAGCTGAACCAGAAGCAGGCCGCCTACGACCAGGCGCTCCTCATCGAGAAGGCCGCCGCCGAGAACGAGGCGAAGCTGGCCGGCGTCGGCCGCCTCGTCAAGGGCGAGCAGCCCGACGGTGACATCAGCCACAAGGCGATCGCCCCCGACATCGCCACCAAGGCGGGTCTCGACGCGGCGTTCAAGTCGGCGCTCACCAAGCACGCCCCGGCGCTCGACGCGATCGCCAAGGGTGGCCGTGGCTCGTTCAGCTTCGAGCTGGGCACCACGCTGAAGACCCTGCTCCAGACCACGGCGCACGCGCCGCAGGCGGACCGGCAGGGCACGTTCCAGTCGGCGCTCTACTTCGGCGACGTGGAGGACTTCTTCCCCCACGGCTCGACCGGCTCCAAGAGCATCGACTACTACATCCAGACGACGGACACGGACAACGCCGCGGCCATCGCGCAGGGCTCCGCGGTCACCGACTCGGCGTTCGCGTGGACGCTGACGACCGACCCGGTGGAGACGGTCCAGGACTGGATCCCGATGACGCACGAGGCGGTCGCCGACAACGTCGGCTTCCAGTCCACCGTCACCGGGATGCTGGCCCGCCGCCTCCAGAAGAAGTCCAACAACCTGATCCTGGCCGGCGACGGCAACACCCCGAACCCCACGGGCGTGTTCATCCGCTCCGGCTTCCAGACGCAGGCCAAGGGCTCCGACCCGGCGATGGATGCCATCCACAAGGCCATCACGCTGGTGAACGTCACGGGTGACGCGAACGCCAACCTCATCGTGATGCACCCGACGGACTGGCAGACGGTCCGCCTGACCCGCACCGCGGACGGCGTCTACATCCTCGGCAACCCGAGCGATGCGACGACCCCGCGCCTGTGGGGCCTGCCGGTCGCGCAGTCCACGGGTATCGGCGCTGCCGGTACCGCGGGCGTCATCGACACCTCGTTCCACGAGGTCGTGGAGCGCGAGGGCGTCGTGGTCGAGGTCTCGACCGAGCACAGCACCTACTTCACCGAGCGCAAGGTCGCCGTGATGCTGTACCGCCGCTTCGCCGTGGCGTCGTACCGCCCCTCGGCCGCCTGCACCGTCACGGGCCTCTAGCCCTGACCGGGGAGCCCGCGCCCACGGGCTCCCCACCCCCGACCCCTGGGGGCATCCCCACCCGATGAAACCCGGAGGGCTCCTTCGATGACCACCCCCGCGCGCCGGATCGTCGCCGGCGACAACCTCGTCTGGTACGACACCGACCAGTTCCGCATCCTCGATGCCGTCGGCCCCGATGTCATCAAGTTCGAGGAGGATTTCGTCCGCGTCGTCGCCGCGTCCGATGCGCTCGTCGGCTGGACCTCGACGCTGGTCGAGGCCGGTGCCAGCGAGTCCACCGTGACCATCCCGGATGGCTCCGGCGGCACGCTGCTCATCACGACCGACGCCAACGAGGACGACGGCGTCAACCTCCAGAAGATCGGCGAGAACTTCGGCTTCTCGTCGAGCCAGTCCCTCACCTACTTCGGCATCCGGTTCAAGGCCAGCGAGGCGACGCAGTCCGACATCCTCGTCGGCCTGTGCATCACCGACACGAACCTGCTCAACGGCATGACCGACGGCGTCTACTTCGAGAAGCTGGACGGTGGCACGGGCATCTCGTTCGTGACCGAGAAGGACTCGACGGAGACGCAGACCGATTCGCTCGGCACCTTCGCGGCCGATACGTGGACGGTGCTCGAGTTCGCCTTCGACGGGACCCGCGTCTTCGCCTACATCAACGGGACCCGCGTGGCGACCCATACCGCCAACATCCCCGGCGACGAGCTGCTGACCCCCAGCATCCAGTTCCTCGCGGGCTCCACGACCGCCAAGACGATGACCGTGGACTGGGTCCGCGCCATCCAGGTCGGCCGCTGATGCCCGCCACCTACTACGTGACCGCGGACTACTCGCGGATCGTCCCCGAGGGCAGCCCCGAGGCTGCCTTCGGCATCCAGCCCAAGGACCTCGCCCGCTATGGCCTGACGCCTCCCGAGGATGTCGAGCAGGCCCCGGCAGGCGAGGTGCTGACGATGGGCGCCGACGAGCCGGTCGAGTCCAAGCAGGCCGACGCCCCCGAGGACAAGCAGGCCGAGCCCGTCGAGGACAAGGCCGTGCGGAAGCGGGGCCGGTAGATGGCCGGCACCGTCGTCCTCACCACCGACCGCATCGGCGGCTGGTCGCGGGCCGTCACCATCACCTGTACGGGTGACGCGGCGGACGGCTCGTTCCCGGCCACCAACCTCGCCACACTGCTGGCATCGTCCCCGGTCCCCCTCTCGGGGCGGCTGGTGACGCTCCAGACCAACCCCGGCTCGACGGCTCCGACCGCCAACTACGACATCACGCTCGTGGACGGCGATGGCATCGACCGGCTCCAGGGGCTCGGGGCGAACCGCCACACCTCCAACAGCGAGGCCGTGGCGATCGTCTACACCGGCACCTCCATCAGCCCACCGGTGCCCCCCGGCGAGACGCTGACCCTGACCCTGTCCGGCAACAGCGTCAACTCGGCCGTCACGGTCGTGACGCTCTACTTCGGCATCTAGTCCCGCGGGGCGGGTCCACCCCCAGCCCAGCCCGCCCCGCATCCTTCCTAGGAGGCCACCGTGGCGAAGACCGTCGATAACGGGTCGAACCCGGACTATGACGTCGCCACGGGCGCCGGTGCCGTCTCGGACGACGTGCAGCGCGTCACGCTCGCGTCCGACGACCCGGCGGTCGCCAAGCTGGGCACCATCGACACCGACACCGGCAACATCGCCACGAGCGCGGCCACGCTGGCCGGGGCGGTGTCCGGGACCGAGCTCCAGGTCGATGTGGTCACGATGCCGACCGCGACGGTGCAGGATGGCGGCGGCTCGCTCACCGTCGATGCCCCGGTCGGGACGCCGGTGTTCGTCCGCCTGTCGGATGGGGCGTCGGCCATCACGGCGCTGCCCATCACCGACAACAGCGGCTCGCTCACCGTGGACAACGCGGGCACCTTCGCGGTGCAGCCCGCGGGCTCCGTCGCCCACGACGCGGCCGGCACCGGGGTCAACCCGCTGCTCATCGGCGGCTACTCCAGCGCGGCGGCCCCCACCTCGGTCAGCGCCGACGGCGAGGCTGTCCGCGCCTGGTTCCTCCGCAACGGCGCGCAGGCGACCGTCGTGACCGCCGCGGGCGCCCTGATCGGCGGCGACGCCACCAACGGCCTTGACGTGGATGTGACCCGCGTCATCCCCGGAACGACCGCCACCGCCCTCGGCAAGGCGGAGGACGCCGTCCACGCCAACGGCGACACCGGCGTCATGGCGCTGGCCGTGCGGACCGACACGTCGGCTTCTCGCGCTGGCGCCGACGGCGACTACATCCCCCTGACCACCGACGCCGCCGGGCGCCTGTGGGTCAACGTGGGCACCTACAACACCGCCGCCGTCACGTCCGTCGCGGACACCGCCACCAGCACCACGCTCCTGTCGGCCGCGGGCACCCGCCGCGGCTTCCGCATCACCAACACCTCCTCGGCCGTGCTCTACGTCAAGTACGGCACGACCGCCAGCGCCACCGACTTCACCGTCCGCCTGCCGCAGTGGGCCTACCTCGAGGAGAGCTTCTACTCGGGTCGGGTCGATGGCATTTGGAGTTCGGATCCCGGCGACGGCGCCGCGCTCATCACCTCCCTGTCCGCGTAGCCCCGAAAGGAACCCCCTGTGCCGCTGACGCTTGCCCTGGTCGAA